TTAGAAGAAAGTTCTAAGGACAAACATTATAAGCCCAGCACCAAGCGTTGTTCCAACTATCGCAGGTGCAAGTATTGCTATTCCTGTTGAATTTGTGGCATCAATAGCGGGTGTAAGCATGTTAGCGACCACAACAACACCCACGATACCTGCAACAACGGTTGTTATGTAACCAGCAACTTCTGCCATGTCAATTACCTCCATTTTTTAAATATGATTTTTTTATTATTGGGGAGTTATAAAGTAAATAGAAAAAAAATAATAAGCACTTGTTAAAAATTTTCATAACTAATTTAAATATATCATACAAAAATTCTACATGGAAATTTTAATTACTAAAAAAATAATCAATTTTCTTGAAACAATACGCGAAAAAAAGAAAGTTACAGGCAAGGACTATTCAAAAATGCACAGAGAACAATATTGGCTAATTACAAGATACCTCAGGGACAACGGAATTATAATTGTGGATGGCATAAATGACAGGAACGAAAGGATGTGGGTTTTAACACCAAAAGGGGAAAAATTGGCAGAACTTTCAATTCAAATAAAAAAAATAATGGAGGAGGATAATTAATGTCAGAAAAGGCTTTGATACTATATTCAGATTTCACAGGAGAATTAAAAAAGATAGACATCAAGGACGGAAAGGCAATAATCGGGGAAAAGGAGTTCATAGTTGATAGGGCATCCCCAATCATCCTGAAAAAGAAAAGGCTTTTTTCAAACAAAATAGAGCCTTTTTACATATTCAAGTGGGATAAGGTAGAGCCTGTCCACTTTGTTCAAACCGAAACTGAAATAGACGATGAAAAATACGCTGAACTAAAAGACAAGTATGTTTTAAAAAGCATAGAGCCTGTGTTTCCAGAAAAAACAGAGGACGACATACTGCCAGAATTGCTCAGGGAAACATTTGACATGAGATTCCTCAAGCAAATGAAAAAATACGCAAGCGGAGAAAAAGGCATAAAATTCCAAAGATGGATGATGATACCAATAGCGTTCATAATATCTGGACTTGTGATGTATTTGCTTTATTATTTAAAGATATTACATTAGGGAAACTATGGTATTGAAAAGGGAAGACACTACAGAATCGGAAGTTTTTGGGACTGAAGAGGCGTTGGCAAAGATTTCTTTGGAGCTTATAAACCCAATATCAAAAAAATTATTCACGGTAACAGATGTAACGCCATCCGAAATATTCGGGATACCAACCATATTGGCTTTTGCTGAAAAATTTAAATCAAAAATATCAAAAGATTGGATAGAAAATTTCCTATTATTGAGAATTTCAAGGCTGAGAATAGGGAGAACGGAATTCGTGGTCATATTATCCGGCATAAGGGAGTTCGCTGAACTTAAAAAGAAGGGCAAGACGCAGGATCTTTTTGCTGGATTATCATAGGGGGTGTATTATGGAAAAAGAAAAAAGCCTTATGGAAAAGATAGACGAATCTTACGGATACGAACCCGAAGAGGAAGAGGAAGGGGACACAAGCAAAAAAATCATGGACGCAATAAAGGCAAAGGCTGAAAACTTAACAAAAAAATCAAGAAAATTAATTTAGGAGGGCTATTATGGAAGGCGAAACGCAAAAAAAGGAAAACCTTGAAGAAGAGGAGGAGGATTTAGGTCCTCTCCAGCAGATGGCTGAATTAATAAGAATTAAAAGGGACCAATTCTTTAACAGATATAAGAAATCGGTGTAAAGTATGAAATTTGAATTAGAAGGAGATGTTCCTGCTATGCTTCAAGCTCTTGAAAAATACAAGAGCCAATTTGAGGAAGAATACAAAAAACAGACAAAAAACGCAAAGGAAACGATAAAATCGCTTGGATTGACAGGCTCAAATATGCTGGCTGATGAATTTCCTCTATTTTTTTGGGAGGAAAACGGAAAGGTGCTAATAAGGATACCGCTTTATATGCCAAGAATAATCAAAATAATGAGAGGGTATAAAAAAATGGAAAAAAGTTTTATGGGTTTTTTCAAGGAACTCGGAATTGAGTGCAAAAGTTGTAAATACATAGGAGATTAAAATGAACAAAAGAGAAACGCTATTCGCAGTAACAACAGTATCTCTATTATTTGTTTTAATAACAATGTTTTTTTATTTCATAACGCATTTTCCTGAATTAGTTAAAATTTTGGGAGGTTAAGTATGGGAAGGCACAAAAAAACTTGCGAATGTCCGAAATGCCTTGCGAAAAGGCAACAAACGACAGCTCCAACAGGTGGTTAGATGGTTTTATTCGGAATAGTTGGCGAAATGGGGTGTGGAAAAACTCTTACATGCACCTATCTCGGATTCAAGAACTGGTATTTCAAGAGGCAGAAAATTTACAGCAATTATCACCTTTTCAAGATACCATACTACTACATTGAAAGCGTAAGGCAGTTTGACTACATGAGGGAAGGAGTTGTGTTGCTTGATGAGATATGGAGAATCTGTGATGCAAGGCTCTCAAGGAAGTCAGCAAACAAGTTCGTTGCAGACATACTTGCCAGAAGCAGAAAAAGGGACTTGGTTTACATATTCACAGCACAGGTCATAGACACAATAGACAAGAGGATAAGGAAAGTTATGGACTTTACCTCGTATGCAGTGGGAAATCGCAAGGAAAGCGTATTCAAGGTTCTTGTTTTTCGCACAGGATACGCAAAAACAGGAACTTATATGAAAACATTTTACTACACGACAGAAATTCCAAAAATTTGCTACTCAACCAACGAGGAAGTGGATATGATAGACGACTCAACCGAAAATGAGCCAGCAGAACAGCCAAAGCTTATCTGGCAGGAAGGGGCTATGAAATGCAAGGACTGCGGTTCAATATTAACAGCAGACACCAGCAGGTGCAACGAAAAATTCGGCGGTTGCGGGTCATACGAACTGACGCCAATAAAGCCTATTTATTTTGACAAATGGCAGGACGCAGACCTCTACGCACAAAAATATTGGGAAAAATGGTTTATTGAACACGGATACACCATTGGAAATACCTTAAGTTGAGAGAATGGGAATTTTAAACCGCTATTTTGAAAAAAGCACAGCAGAAAAAATACGCATAGCGATTGACATATTGGTTTTAATTGCTTTCATACTTTGGGCTATTCAATTAAAGCAAAATTTTAATAATTGCGTCAATTATTTTTGCGAAAATCCAACGCAGATATTCAAAATCTGCAATACGAGTTTTTATGGCAGGATATAGGCGTAATACAAATGTTAATAAATATGGCTAATAAATAATTAGCATGAAAAAGCTGGCATTTTTGTTAGGGATAAGCCTACTGATTCTTTTAATGGGGCAGGCAAGGGCAACCTACACGCAAACGCTTTATTATTTCAACCAATCAAGCGACAGCACTTTTGACACGCTTGGATACGCAAGGCTGATTCCTGAAAACGGAAGTTGCATGACAACACTTAGTATTTATGCGGATGCCATAACTACCCCATCTGTATTTTACAATTACCAGATACAGATGATTGAAAACGGAACAACGCTATTCACTTCAACGCTGTCGGGAACTCAGCCAAAGACCTGCTTCTCTCTCGGCTCTGCAAATGTCAGCAAAGGAATAATCAATGCAACAGTCAGGGCTTCGGCACTCGCTGGAACACAGAACATTACGATTTACCTTGAGATTGAAACTTCATGCGAAACGAACAATGGTTATATCGGAATAGAAGATGTGCCTATGAGTTCTTCCAAGTTCTCATCATACAACACATATGACTTTGAAGACGCTAATGTGACTTATGGAAAAGGAGTTGGAGAAACAGCATACCCTTATTATGTTTGGGGGAATTTCACGCCAAAGCATTGCACAGCGTACAGGACAAGAGATTTCATCAAAGACCCATCAATATATTGGACATGGAACAAGATGGACACGCCATATTTCACAGGCGGAGGCTGTTATTTAGGGCTATATCCTTTCGATGGCAGATGCGACCAGAACAGCTATAGCACTGTCGCATATGAGACAGTAGATGATTACAAATTCCTTAAATTCAATTCAAAACTCGGTCAGGCACAAATAAGCATTTCGGGATTTGCTACATTTGGAGCAGTTTATGCTGGCATATTCAATCCAGCAACTAACACAATCATATGGAATTCAACCGTGCCTGAAATTGGAGGATATGTGAATCTTACCCAGAATGTCAGCCTTGAGCAGTTCAAGGATTATGTATTATACATACGTAGGTATGCAGGCAGTGGATTTACTTATCCAGAATCATTATCCGTAAAGATTCTTGATTACTCACCTAACTGGGTATGCGGTGCTTGGTCTAAATGCGTTGGCGGACAACAGCAAAGATTATGCAACGACACAGGAGGACTAATTTCACCTGAATACCAATTCAGAAGTTGCCTTGCAATCAACCAGACAGCGATATTAGGATTCGAGAGTTATTATATCCCTCCTGACAGATATATTTGCCAGCCAAACCTCTTTCCTATTTGCTCCCTATTTGGGAACATAATAGCCAATGTCACCGTGCTGTTTCCTGACAATCCTAAATGGATAATAATACCAGACAATGTTTATTTTTATATAGGGACTATAACCAGCGAAACAGCCACTTTAGGCTCTCGTTCCCTGAAGCTCTGGTATATTCCACAATCACCTTATAGCGACCAGCCTTTTGACAACAATGGAACTGCGGCTTGTGGCAATACGACATTAGGCACATTCCCGGAGATTTTCAGAGAAATCAACACATCTTTTATGGCTTCACTTGACTTCACCTTTCCAGCAGGAACTACCGAATTCCGATTTGACGTGAAAAGATGCGATACGAATGTGGTGCAATATGATGGATGGTGCGGAAAGAGATGCTATGCACAAAACTGTTCGATACCGCCTTCAGGGGACTTTTATGCAGCGCTTTACGACCAAGTTGAAAACAAGAACCTTTTCGAGCTAACCAAAGAGGCAACAACGAACTGGACTACTTACACAGCCTTCATGGGAAATGCGGTTGAGAACAGAAATTACACATTGACTTTCGCTGTTCTCCCGCTTCCGATAAACCCTACAACAACGGAAGGGAATTGCGTTTATATTGACAATGTCAGGCTTGTAAATACACAAACATCTTGGTATGATGACATAGCAGATAAATGGTATAATTCAACTTGGGCTGACCTGACTGATGAGGAGAAACAGACAATATTATTGGAAGAATGCGTGAATGAGTGCATAGGAAACGACTATCACATAAGGACTATACAGGACTTGACATGCATAGAGGAAGTGGTGCTTAATTATTCGTCCTGTGTCACACAATACCAGCAACAGCAGACAGGCAACCAGTCCATATTCCTTCCGATAAGCTCAATAGCAAATTCCATCGTGAACACCACAACCAACCAGACGCTTTCGCAGAGCCTTCAGGCTTCTGGATATGGGTTCGTGCTTATCTTCCTGACGCCGGTATTCTGGATATTCATGGCAATAATAGCCGTTATGATAGTGGCATCATACTACACAAGGCACATGGAAATAGGGGCTATTGCGGGGCTTCTGCTATTGGTTTCTTTTGCCATGTATTTCCCTGAACTCGCTTGGCTGACAATAGTCATAATAATCATAGCAGGATACATAATAGGAAGGCAGGTTGTGAGGGCAGTTAGGGGTGATTGA